GTCGATTAGGTTGCAAAACCCAATTGACTTCCGATCATTGCCAGCGAAACACAAACTTGTTTGTGTTCCGTTGCGTGTACTCGCGGACACTACTACCCGTATCGACGCCTATATAGTCGTCGAACGCAGGACGGGTGCCGATAGGCATCTGACCAAATGTAGAGTGCGCTTTAGAAGTATTCGAATGGTTCCTACACTTTTCGGTAAAATACCGAAGAAGCATGGACCATCCGTCTATATCTTTGCGAACAACTCTACCCTTGACACATCGAACGTAATACTGCATCTTTTGCAAGAAGCGGTTATTACGGCGACGTATCTCGGAGCTGCGTAGTGATTCTTCAACGAGACTAGGGCACGTCAATGACATGCCCGAGTGCGGAATTGGTCCGTATAAACGTACCAATTCAGCTACGATACAATCGTATACGTTAAAGAAACCCTTATGATAGTATGAATTAGCATAGCTAATCCATGCCTCATAATGGTCCGGCTCAGGGTGTGATGTTGGAGGAACGCGTAATCGCGTAGGCGTGACATCGATACCTTTATAGGCATCCATGCCGCACGACTCTCTAAAGAGTCCGTCCACACAACTCTTACTACGGTTAATTTTTAAACCATAGTATTCGAGTTCGCTCATAGCTCGGGCTGCAAAAGCCGTTGGAACTATGACATCATCACCGTACACTAAGATACGCTCACGCGTATCCGCATCAGAAGCTGCCGCGTTAAGGATAGCCCACACAGTCAGACTCAAGATGGGGAAGCATAATGCTGACCCCATAGGAGCGTGCTTGTGCAAGGGAAGAATCCTTCCGTTAGGCAGTTCAGTGTTCTGACTCCTAACTGCTTCCAGAACATTCACAATGTTTGAAGGAAACAGTAGGCGAACCAGACCAAGAGAAACTCTATCGCTGGCCTCATTGAGGTCAAGGGTAGAGTACTTACCCGAAACGGAGCCCAAAAGGGCGCCAATTCGGTTGGGTCCCTGATCTGTAAAGTTGACTCTCCGCGTCGTAAGACGATGAGACTCAACGTGTCTAACTAGAGCTCGGCTGACACCCTGCTGAAGCCATTGCAAATACAATGGTTCGCAAGATATCAAACGAGGACCCCTAGAGTCCTTAGGTACGAGTATAACTCGTGCCGGGGACTCCGTCTCTCCATGCCCAGTAAGGACGTGGAGACGGTCACAGACATGGCTCAAAGATACATAAAAATATGTATCAATGGGGAACACATCGGTAATCCGCGTTGGTATTGCAGTAAACGTATACTTGTTCCAGTATCGTTCCCTAGTGGAAACGACGCCGGGACCGTGTCCGGGTACTACATCCAACGGATCAAACGAACACAAGACTCTAGCAAGTAGAGTCCTAGCTCGCCTAACTAACCTCGCACGTTCAACACCGACATTGTCGGGTGAACGATCGAGAGGGTTAGAAAGAGAGTTATTTAAGCTCTCTAATCTAATGTTAGCCAATCGGACCTCATCCTCCGTTTTTATAAACGAATTGATGACGTCCTGTTCTTGGTCAGAACTGTATGAGATACGGAGCTTATACATTGCGTATAAGACGTTTCTCAACGTTTTGATGCTAGCTACACAGGGTGTTGGTAACACCCTGCCGTCGTTATCAAACACCAGGCTGAATAACTCACCGAGAAACCTCGGAAGTTGAGTCCCCTTGAGCTTTCGCTCATAAGGAACAGACAGCGGATTGTTTGAAGATAAAGCTCTATCAAGAGCTTTACCTAGACGTGGCATGGTTTTCGTGAGAAAACCTATACCCTCAGAATCAAGACGTTCACAAACCTTACGGTAAGTGAGCTTCAAGGCTCTGTGAGTGAATACATCACTGTGTAGCGCTTGCGCGTCACATAGTAATGCTTTGATGATCGGTTTTAACCGGCTATCAAGACTCTTCCAGGTTTCCATATGGATAACCTTTCTTGAGTATGCATACACTACGTGACTCGTATCGGTGGTAGTAAGGGCAAACGAACAGCAGATCAAACTGCTCGTTTGCTTTGTCCTAAGGACTATTAGTTTTCGCTACGCCCCAGCTTGTAAAAGCTGAAGCGCTTTGAGAACCAGAAGTCCACGATCCACCGAGAGTGCCAGTGCAACCAACGCCCAGAATAATCTGGGCTAGCAGGCTAATAATAATTAGCATCCAGCAAAAACGAGGATACTGACTGACAAAGTCAGGTCCAAGCTTTTTCAGGATAACTGCTATGAGACCATTATAAGGTTTCATTGATAAGCACATTTGCACCATTACCAGAGCAATCGAACAACACTGTAGTTCCAGCGCCAGTAGTGGCGAGAAACGACATAAGTTGCGCGAGTGCGTCCTTCGCGGCTGTCATATCAGAAATGATGCCTTCCGGCACCACGAGATTGACATACGCGGATACGGTTCCCGAAACTCCTTCAGCGTTTGTGACTTCTTTGTCAAAACGTATGAGGGAGCGACGGACCGCATTAACTCCTGAACCAGTATGTTGGTGGGAAACCGACATACGATTTTTGGCGTTAACGACTTCTGCGACGGCCTTGAAGACCGTAGCAGAACCTGGACCGGTGCTCAACCGCTCGAATTCAACTTCGGCGGCTGAGGCATTCTTTATTTCGTTTGTTACGAGTGTATTGCTTAGCATACATAACAGCGTTTTAAACGACGCTGGGCGTGTGATTTGCAATCCGATCGCCTAGATAACTTTAAATCTATCAAGATTTAGAGCTAGCTAGTGCGCCGGCGATTATGAACTCACCAGAGTTCAATCCTCTCGTTGCAAGCGAGATAGAATCCAAAGATAAAGGAAGACGTTGATACGTCTCTTCATCTAAGGAAGCGACCCACATATCCCCTGTATATCGGGGAGAACTTGGCTGATATTCAAAGAAAATATCGGTCAGTCTCCTGACATGCACGGAATATAGGGAACCTCGTATGACTGTTGCGGGTGTAATGTTTGCAACCTTGAATCGGCTAATGAAGTCAGAGACTCCAAAAAGCCAATCAACGACAAACGACCATGGTATAGCATTCCAAATGATACTAGGATCTAAATTAAATCCTAAAGCATCACAGAGTGCACCTATACGAGACTTGGCATCATAGATACCAGGCCAAGTATAGGAGTATACCAATGTCACTCGCCCGTCGAGGACAGAATATGACTGATTCTTCCATAGATTGCTCCCACCATATTCCGAAGGGAATGTGGAGTGAACTTTCGCAGAAGAATCAGGAACGTAAAGATCATGTAAGTTGAAACTTCCATGAACTCTACGAATCTTATTCTGGTCAGCAATGAAATCTTTCAATTGCTGATCGACGGAT